GACGACTCTTGAAGGTAGAAAATGGTGGATACTTAGTGGAGGCCAAGAATGAGCAATAAAGATATAGACGACCTAATCCGCGAAATAGGCCCATACGACGCGATCGAGCTTATATGGGGTAATGATATCGTGATTGAATATATATATAAATTAAAAGGTAAAATACTGGGCTCAATAACAAACGAGCAAATTGAAAAAATAATGGGGCAAAATGATATCCTACTGCAAAACAATCATTAAACTACATGAAATGAAAATAAAACTTATACAAATGAGCTTCAACCCTCCTTATATTTTAGAAAGAGGGGCCGATATTTCAAGCGCTAAACCTTTGCACGGTTTCGGTGAACTGCCTAACGGTGCCAGTTTGCAAAAAAAAGTAAAAGAAATAGACGACCAAATAAAAACAATAGTTAGTCAAATGCACACCGCTGTTAACACCTAACCGCGTCACATAAATAACCTTGCCAAATAATCCCCCATCTCTTACCGTTTATTTTCAGCAAATATAAACCGGTGGGGGCGCCAATCAATAAATCAATAGATTTTCAGGAACTAAATCAAACATTACTCGCCAACGCTGTCGATTATCTCTATAAATGGCTGCCTGGTGGTAAACTAATTGGCGCAGAATACCAGTGCAGCTCAGTTAATGGTGGGCAAGGCTCCTCTTGTAAGGTTAATATAAATACAGGTCTATGGTGTGACTTCGCCTCTTTAGAATCTGGTGGAGATCTCGTTTCATTGTATGCCGCAAACACAAAACAATCTCAGGTCGAGGCCGCGAGATCTTTATTAAGTGACATGGGAGGGCATTTTTCTCAATCTGAAAAAGTCCCTCACTTATCAAAACCGGGGAAAATGACTCCTGTGTCTCCTAATACTGATACCGCTAATAATCCACCAATCCGATACCAAGACGCCAAAAACGAAGCTCCAGAATCGATTTTCACGCATTATAAACACGGTGCCCCGAGTCATGTATGGACCTATCTTAACGAAAACCAGGGACATATCTTTTATGTGGCCCGATACGATACGGCGGATGGGAAGCAATTTCTGCCAGTCTCGTATCAAAACGGGGTTTGGGTTAAAAAACAATATCCAGATAACCGTCCTCTATATGGACTCGAATATCTCGACTCGAGCAACGAAAACGTTTTAATCGTTGAGGGCGAAAAAGCCGCTGACGCTGCTCGCATACTTCTAGGCCACAATTATCAAATAATCACATGGCCGGGTGGATCTCAGGCAATCAATAAAGCTGACTGGTCCCCTATTTTTGGCAAAAAAATCCTTATATGGCCTGATAACGACGAAGCCGGCATAACTGCTGCTGGTAAAATAGCCCACCTTTTACTGCCTCATTGTCCCACGACTCGCGTGCTGCACGTCCAGGATACTGATTTCGGGCATAAGTTCGATGCTGCTGACTTCATAGGTGACTACCAGGCATGGCTTGATTGGGCCCGTCCTATTATTAAAACGGTTTCTCCTTTGGTGCCTGAGGTTTTGCCTCCAGTGGAACTCACTATTGAGGACTACGATCAGGAATATAGCGAGCGTTTTAATGACGATCCAGGATACAGCGACCCTGGCGGTTTTACTGAGGCCAAGCCCATTAAAAAATCTAAATACGAAATGGAACTGCCTTCTGATACCGTGACAACGCAATGGACAGAAATGGACATAGTCCTGGTCAACGGTAAAGTAAAAGGGATGGAGCTCAATGCTTATAAGGTTCTTCAACATTATGATAATTTAAAAGACGTTTTCTGGTTCGATACGTTCCTCGATAAATTCATGGTTAAATGGCCCAACGAAAAAGAACGACCAAGACAAGACCATGATGACTTCAAAGCTCTATGTATTATGCAAGGCCCGTTACAAATGGTCGATATTAAGCCGCACATGGTCAAGTCGGCCATAAGTACCTACTGTAAGGAGAACGCCAAGAACTGCGCCCAAGAGTGGCTAAACTCGCTTAAATGGGACGGTAAAAATAGGGTCACGCTAGCATTGACTGAGTATTTCAGCGCTCCAGACGAAGCCTGGTCATACCAGGTTAGCCAAAATATGTTCGTCGCCATGGTCGCTAGAATAATGGACCCTGGGGTCAAGGTTGATAATATGGTCATACTCGAAGGCAGACAGGGCGCCCGTAAATCCTCGGCCCTCAATGCCTTAGTGGGTGACTGGTTTGTCGAAACTGGTGAGAAAATGGGCTCAAAGGACTTTTATATGGAGCTCCAGGGCAATATGATCGTAGAGATAGCAGAGCTCGACTCATTTTCCAAGTCAGAAACCAATACAACAAAGAAAATTGTATCTCAAAGAATTGATAACTTTCGTCCTCCATATGGTAGCGCTGTCGTTAGTCACCCGCGCCAATGCATATTTGTTGGGACTACTAATGATGATCATTACTTAAAAGATGCCACTGGAGCTCGTCGTTATTGGCCCATAACTTGTGGGGAAATAGATATAGAACTTATTAAAAAGGATCGTGAACAACTATTCGCTGAGGCCGTGGAGCTCTATAAACAAGGCACTACCTGGTGGGAGGTCGACCAGGCTCTCGCTCTTACTGAGACTGATGCCAGGTATGACAACGACCCTTGGTTTGAATCTGTCGAAGGATACATCAAAGACAAATATGATATATACACCATCGATATATTAAAAAAATGCCTAAAAATTGACATAGATAAAGTCACTAAACGTGAGCAAATGCGCGTCGGGTCTATAATGAAAAAGCTTGGTTATAATAATAATAAGCGCTCCATAATTGACAAAAACCGCATCCGAGTCTGGACTAAATAACCCTTTTCTTACATCTATTTCTTGCGTCATTCTAATTATTGTGCGCCCAACCTTTTTTCCGAAAACGTCGTATAAACAAAAACGCGCTTGTACTGACGCAGTACTATGCTCCCACTGTGTCATAAATTGAACCATATTATTAATAATGACGCGCCGACCTCGTTACACTTGCGGGCTACTTGTGGGCTACTTTGTCCCGAAAAAAATCAATAATTATACACCTTTATACTATAAGCCCAACCTATCCCATCTCTTTTATAAAGAGTATATAGATATTGACAGTAGCTATGGCTGTGTATAATGTACAACCATAGCTAACGTTAACACTGAGATAGTTTAGAGATACCTCTGTCCCTGTCCACTTTGTCCCGAGGATTTATGACATTTGAAATACCAGACATTAAGAGAGTGAACTTAGACGAGGAACTACTGTTCGAGATCAATATATTCAAGGCAGATGACGAGTCAGTTAATGATTATCTGCGGAAATTATTAAGCCTAGATCCACGGCCATCGAAGCCTAGAGAGTCAGAATTTAAGCTAGATAGAATTGAGTTAGGGGCATCAGTAGTTGTTGATCGCGATGGTATGTCATCCAAAGAATTTGACGCTAAGAGGCGACGGGCCTGTCGTGCGTTATTGTTTATAGGAAAATCAAAAGGTTTTAAGTTTAAGTTCTACGCGGTAGAAAATAGTTTAACATTTCTTAGAATTAAATGAGGGAGAGAAAATGAAATTAGTTGAGTTTAAAATGAAAGGCGGCAGAGAAGGTGCATCTCTTTATGTTAACCCTGATAAGATTGTTACCATAGTCGATCTAACGAACGGGACAAGATTAAGTATGGGCGACGATGTGCTATGGGATGTCCACGGTAACTTGGAAGACGTAGCCCACGCCCTATCTGACAACGTGACAGAGTTCTTCCTTGAGGAGGAGCCAGTCGAGAAAAAGAGTCAAGCGAGCGCCCATCCTACAATAGAGACATTAAGCTCTCCAACATTCTTCGACAACCAGGCGAGCACCCATCCTATATCTGATTTTCTTAAAGGCTCTAAGGATTGCCCTTCTGATTCTACCCCCATCCTCGACCCTCGTAGACCACTTTAGGAAATAACGATGACTAAAGACCTAATGAACACCTCCCAAGAAATGCAAGAGGAACGCCTACGCGTCATGTCATTAATCGACACCGGCCTAAAGCATATTGCTAACGGTGGGGCCTTGACTGAGTTCTGCCGTTCCCAAAAAATAGAGTACGATGACTTCATGGCCGTGGTTAAATTCAATAAGCACTCCAGGATGCAATTAAAGATTGCTTACGAGGCGCGGCGAGAACATACGAGGGAACGGATCGTCGATGAAATTATGACCATGGGCACCGTAGACATAACTGGAATGTTTGACGAACACGGCGAACCATTGTCAATGGCCGAAATCCCTGACAGTATAAAACGATCAATTATAGGGATTGACAGATCTGTGCGGTTTGATAAAGACGGGAACCAAACAGTCACGACAAAACTAAAGTTTACTGATAAACTTAAATCACTTGAATTAATGTGCAAGCTCGATGGGCTCCTGGTCCAAAAGGTACACGTTAAGCAAGAGATAACGCTTGAGAGTCTATTGACTGACTCTTTTAAGAAAACCACGGAAACGGTAGAGAATGAAACGGATATCAGCGAAGAACAGCCACAGCTTGGAGACGGGCGACCATCAGGAGATCACAGCGAGTGATTTACCTGATTCTAAACGTGGGCTCAATACTGCTCCTGTAACTGGTTTGCAGATCCCTATCCATACCTCAGGCACCGTTAGTTATCCTGACGACGTCACAGAAATCTATACATTCATTAATATTGCTGAGACTGTTTTGACTGTTACGCTTAAATACACGGATGCTGGTAAAGACAGGCTGTCAGCATGGGCGGCAGTATGATTAAATTCAACCCGTTCACGGGAAATTTCGATATCGTTAACCCAAACAATTACTCAGTTAATTATGTACTGGCCGGGGCGACGTTATATATCCCACAATATCAACAAATGATAATCAGAGGGCGCATAGCTATCGCCGGTCGCATAACAGTAGCAGGACGACTATCAGTTATTTAGGAGTTATAAATGTCAACTATAGAAGTATTTAAAGAGGCCGAACCAGCAGACGGAGACTGTCCTCCGGGATCAGTTATACTATTTGGAGACTCGACGGCAAATGAGATGCGAGCAAAGGATGGGAATACTAAACTTGTCGTTGCTTTAGGTGATGATAAGAAGGTTAAAGTATCTGAGGATGATACTACTCCAGGCTACTTTGATACCAAGTTCCAAGCAGGAACAAATATGTCTATAGTGATATTGAATCCTGGGGCCGATGAAATAATGGAGATATCGTCCTCTGCTCTATCTTTGGACCATAACGACTTAACCGCTAAACAAGGCGGGACGTCTGGTGAATATTATCATTTAACAGTGGCACAGGTCGCAACGGTCGATCTGGTAGCGTACATTGATATTGATGTGGCCACGTCTTATAACTTCAAACTTGATATGCTCACAAAGGCAGCATACGCTGGGACAGGGACATACAACGTCGCACTAGGCTCTGATTCTTTTAAGTCCACAACAAGTGGCTCCTACAATGTGTCCATAGGTTACCAGAACTTAATCTCCACAGCATTGACAGGAAACTACAACGTAGCGATAGGAAATAAAGCAGGGAAAAACATATCCTCAGGGACCGGTAATACATGTTTAGGGGATAACTCAGGGATAAATCTATCAACAGGATCTAATAATGTTTTTATTGGAACCAGTGCGGGAACAGGATTATCATCCGGCATTAATAATATATGTATCGGGAAGTCAGCCGCACCCAGTAGTGGCGGAGTAGATTACGAAGGGACATTCGGTGGCTCAACATTAACTAACTTCAGGATACCTGGGATTGGTTTTAACGTTACTGCCGATGAATTAAACACGACAGCGCAAATTAACACAGCAGTAGGGACAACCACTAAAGCGGCTATTAACTTTGCCAATGCTACAGCATTAAAAATAACGCCTGTGGATGGCGATATGGAATACCATAACGGCCATTTATACTTAACGGCCCAAGGGGTGAGACACGCACTCAATTCCTCAGTAGGGATCAAGACAGCAACAACAACAGTCTCCAATACGACAACGGAAACAACATTTTACTCCTACACTGTGTCGGCCAACGAATTACATTTAGATGAAAGGATTGTGATAACGTGCGACGGTGTTTTCTCAAATGCCTCTGCGTCGGATGATTTTACAATTAGATTTAAGTTCGGCGGCACCACGTTGCACACTATAACAAGAACGGGTGGCAATGTTACTGACGAGGGATGGGAGGCCACTTACAAGGGTACTATTAGGTCCATCGGAGTTTCTGGTAAATTCGTGGACTATACTAGATATGTTGATGGTTCGGGGGTGTATTCGGATGCTGATACTACAGAACATTCTATAGATACAACGGGATCAGGAACAGTGGAGATAACTATCCAATGGGGGGCAGCCAAGGCCGGAAACACCTTTAGTTGCACTCAAGGCGATATGACAATCAAGCATTAATCAGTGAGGGCAAATGAACGAAGCAGCATTAAGAATAAAGCATTGGCGCGAAAACCCAATAGATTTCGTCAAGGATAACTTCGACGTTACTCCTGATCTGTGGCAAAACAGGGCACTGCTAGCGTTCGCGTCTGGCGATAGGGATATGATTAGGATATCTCTCGCTGCTTGTGCTGGTCCTGGTAAGTCGGCTCTGCTAGCTTGGTGTGGGTGGAATTTTTTATCATGCTACGGAGAGATGCACGACCATCCAAAAGGTGCCTGCGTATCAGTAACATTTGATAACTTGAAGAATGGTTTATGGACAGAGCTAGCTAAGTGGCAGCATAAATCAGAATTTTTAACTAAAGCATTTACATGGACTCAAACTAAAATATACGCGAACGACCATCCTGAAACATGGTTTCTCTCTGCTCGGTCATGGCCTCAAGGTGCCGACACTGAAACGATTGGTAAAACATTATCAGGTATTCACTCGAAATATATTCTATTCCTTATAGATGAATCAGGGGATATCCCACCAGCTATCGCTAAAACAGCAGAGCAAGCAGTAGGGGAAACCCTTGCGCGTGGTGGATTTGTTAAGATTATGCAGGCAGGAAACCCTATTTCTACAACGGGCTTATTGTATGAAGCTAGTAAAGGTGATGACTGGTATGTCATAAGAATTACGGGCGACCCAGATGACCCAGAGAGATCTCCTCGTATTGACATTGACTGGGCGCGCGAGCAAATAAAGAAGTTCGGGCGTGATGATCCATGGGTTGCAAGTTATATCCTAGGTCTATTCCCAAGCACAGCTATCAATTCTCTCTTGTCGGTTGACGAGGTCGATAAGGCGATGGGGAAGCACTTAAGACCAGACGTCTATGCTCACGCTCAGAAGCGACTAGGTATTGATGTTGCTCGCTATGGATTAGACAAGACCTGTATATTCCCACGGCAAGGCAGGGCGGCGTTCAGATATACTTTAATGAGCAAGGCAAATGGACCAGATATCGCAGCTCGAATCATGCAGGCCAAACATAAATGGGGCTCAGAGAATGAATACATAGACGACACTGGAGGCTTTGGCGCCACCGTTATCGACTCATTAGAGATGGGCGGCTTCACTCCATTCGCTATAAACTTCTCGAGCAAGGCAATCAATGAGAAGTATTTCAACAAGCGAGCTGAGATGTGGATGGAAATGGCGGAGTGGGTTCGTAAAGGTGGAGCACTGCCAAACTGTCAGCGATTAAAAAAAGAATTATTAGCACCAACATATAGTTTCCGAAACGGGAAAATCATTCTAGAGTCTAAAGAACAGATCAAGAAGCGACTAGGATTTAGTCCAGATATAGCGGACGCATTGGCGTTAACGTTCTCGCATCCTGATATGCCAGCGAAAGATCCTAATGAGTGGATGCGCAAACTGGCAGGGAATAATAGTAATTTTAAAACTGAATATGATCCATATAAGAATATGTAGCCGGGAGGGCAGGATGAATGAGAAAGTAAAAAATGGTGATAAGGTGCTATATTTTGACCATGAAAATAATTGCTTTGAGTTGGGCATAGCAGATTCAGTCGACTATGTAGAAAATGAAATGAGCTTAATAGAACTCGTCAGCAGTGACGGCGGGAGTGTGTCGCCTATACCAGTCGTCACAGACGAGTTCAATACTATGGTGGTTTTGCCAGAGATGGCGTATAGCTTTGTGTCGAAAATGTCCAAGCATTGCGAGGCCACTGGCTTTTTCAACGAGCAGTGATTAACCTCCAACAAGAAACATTCAACGAGTTCATGGCCGACGCCTTTCCTTTATTGGTAGCGAATAATGCAGAGATAGACCTGTTTGGCTTACCATTAAATATGGACTTCGCAGCATATCAATTAGCTGAAGAGGCGGACATACTTAGGATTTACACGGTACGCGAGAATAATAGATTAATCGGATACTGCGTGTTCGTTATAACTGACCATGCGCACCATAAAGACTTGCGCATGGCGTCCCAAGATGTGATTTACATCTCGCCAAATCATAGAAGTTGTGGTCTTAGACTTTTACGATATACTGAAGAGAGATTAAAAGAAGAAGGCGTAAACGGAATTATGCAATCAGCGCCAGTTATTAGTCGGCTAGGTCCAGTTTTAGAAAGACTAGGTTACGACAAAATGGAAACAAATTATTTCAGGAGAATATAATGGGCGGCGGAAATCCAATCAAGAAGGCAGTCAAAAAAGTAACTGCAGAGGCCAAGCGGGAAATCAGCAGAGAGTTTACTATCGGGAATGATAGCGGAGCACTAGGCAAGTTTAAAGACTTCACAGGGATTGATCTTAAAAAAACTAATATTGTGGCCCAAGGTAAGCGCCATTTTGTAGATAAGCCAGCAGAACAGAAGGCAGAACAACAGAAACTAGGACGGGAGCAAGATGTTGCCAACAAGAAAGCAATCGCCGACATTGAAAAAAGGGAAGCGCAAGAGGGCGCGGAAAAAACGGCCTCAAAAGATCTCGCACGGGCCAGGGCAAAACAGAAAAGACAATCAAAAGGATCAGGACGACGATCAACTATCCTCACAGATAAACTCGGCGGAGCAGGCGGAGAGTCAGGACAAAGAAAATCACTCTTAGGATTATAAATGGATCTTTATAAAAGTTATTACAGCGAAGTACATAAGTGCGAAATTCTTAGGACTCAGTTAGACTTAGAGATTTCTTCGTTTAAATCCTATTATAAAGATATATCACGGTTTATTTTACCGCGTAGGTCACGTTTTTTTGTGACTGACGTCAATCGTGGGGACCGCAGAAATACAGATATCATTGATGCTACGGCATCTTTAGCAGCTCGGACTCTGGCGTCTGGTATGATGACTGGAATTACTAGCCCGTCTAGGCAGTGGTTCAGATTGGCCGGTCAAACCGGGATCAATGCCGAGTCAGATGCTATTAAAGCATACCTAAAAGAAGTTGAAGACTTAATGAAGAACGTTTTTCTTAAGTCGAACCTATATAATGTCCTCCCTGTAACGTATGGGGATCTTGGTAGTTTCGGGACCGCCTGTCTATTCATGGAAGAAGACTCTGAGGCCGTTATCAATTTCACATCGTTTTTGATTGGCTCTTATCGTATATCATGCGACAAGCGGGGGATCGTTAAAGTGTTTACTCGCGAATTCCAGATGACTGTCAGACAGATAGTTGACAAGTTCGTTAGAGTCCCAGGTACAAACAAAATGGACTGGACTAATGTCTCGGACACTGTTCGCACACAGTATGGGCTAGATCAGTATGAATCCAGGATCGACCTGGTTCACATGGTTAAACCTAATGAGGATTATAGACCTGGTCATTTACTGCCAAAATATAAAAAATATTCATCCCTGTATTACGAAAAAGGACTATCTAGCACGGGCACGACTAACGTTAGCGCCGCTGGATTGCCTGACACGTTCCTATCTCAAAAGGGATACGACTATTTCCCTGTACTGGCACCACGTTGGGAAGTAGCAGGAGAGGATACATACGGGACAAATGCACCAGGTATGATGGCCCTAGGAGATACTAAACAGCTCCAGCTAGGTGAGAAAAACATCGCAAAGGCAATTGATCAGAAGGTTAAACCTTCCATGGTTGGGCCATTATCATTACAGAATCAGAAGGCATCTGTGCTACCTGGTGATATCACATACGTTGACGAGCGCGAAGGAACTAAAGGCTTTAGGCGTTTATTTGAAATAGACTTCGATATCAGAGAACTGGAAGGCAAACAGGATCAGGTTAGGCAAAGAATCTCAAGAATTTTCTATGAGGATCTATTTTTGATGCTGGCCAATTCTGACCGCAGACAGATCACTGCCAGAGAGATTGACGAAAGGCACGAAGAGAAATTACTGGCCCTCGGTCCTGTTATGGAAAGATTAAACCAGGATTTACTTGATCCTTTGATCGAAAATACGTTCGCTATCATGGATGCTCAAGGGTTATTACCTGAACCACCTGAGGAACTACAGGGGCAAGAGTTTAAGATTGAATACGTTTCAGTTATGGCCCAAGCTCAGAAACTAGCTGGTATCGGTAATATTGAAAGAGTTATGCGATTCGCTGGTGAATTAACAGCAATCGACCCTAAGGCAGCTCAGAAGGTAGATGTTAATGAGGCGATAGAAATTTATAGTGAATTAACTGGGGCGCCACCTAGTATTATTGTTTCAAAAGAAAAAATGGCAGCCATAGAAGCTCAAAATGCTGAACAAGCAGCGGCCGAGCAACAAATGATGGAGCAACAAATGGCAGTAGACGGAGCAAAAACTCTGTCTGAAACTCCCATGAACGAAGATACTGCATTAAATGAGTTGTTAAATGCTGGAGAAGCTGGTTAGATAATTTATGGTTAATATAGCAGACAAACAAAAAGTAAAGACAGCGGAGGCCAAGGCCGAGGATATTAGAAAGCGAGAGCTTAATGATATCAGAACAGTGCTGTCAAATGATTCAGGTAGACGGCTACTGTGGAGACTCATGGAAAGGTGCAAGGCCTTTGGGTCCGTATATGCCCAGTTACCCAATGATACTTATTATAACTGCGGCCAGCAGGATATAGGGCATTTTTTAATGTCTGAAGTAACTGCGGCCGATCCTAATCTTTTATTCAAGATGATAAAGGACAACAAGAAAGGAACTAGAGATGCCACCTGAGGATTTATTGGACTTAGAAAATCCAACACAAGAAGTAGAAACAGAAATTGAAAAGCCGGGAGATGCTTTTTATGACAAACCCGACACTGAGAAAGTCGACGATGAACCTAAGACAGGGGAAGGTAAACCCAGCGAAGAGAGCGAAAGCGAGCAAGTAGCAGAGGGTGATGCTGACAAGCCTGTCGAAGAATCGGATAAGGATTCGGATAAAACCGATACCGCCCCCGATAAGGAGACTCAGGACAAAGACCAGGACGGAGATAATAAAGAGATTGAATACAGTCTGAAGTTGAGTGATGACACTTTCTTGAGCGACTCAAAACTAACTGAAGTGCAAGATTTCGCGAAAACGCACGGCCTTAGTAATGACGCAGCACAAGAGATGTTGAACCGAGAAGACAACGCAATCGCTAATTTTGTTATAAAATCACATGACCAGCAAGAGGCGCTAATTAGTGACTGGGCCGAACAAACGAAGAACGACCCGCAGCTAGGTGGGGACAACTTAAAAGAAACAGTTATCCATGCCAAGAAAGCGGCCGAGGCTTTTGGTTCGGAAAGTTTTATTAAAGAAATTAGAGAGACAGGGTATGGCAATCATCCTGAATTTGTGAGATTCTTAAGTAAGATTGGATCATTAATGAGCGACGATAAACTCATCCTGACGGGAGCGCATGGTGAGAACAAAACAACAGAAGAACTATTTTACGGAAAACCTAAATAGAAAATTTTAATAGGAGTAAAACATGGCAGTTTTATCATCAAATGCACTGACGCTGGCGGATCACGCCAAACGCGTAGACCCTTCGGGGAAAATCTCAAAGATCGTTGAAATGCTTTCAATGACAAACGAAATCCTGGACGATATGCTTTTCGTTGAAGGGAACCTACCTACTGGGCACAGAATTACAGTACGAACAGGGCTCCCAGCAGTAGCATGGCGTTTACTGAATCAGGGTACTCAACCGAGTAAGTCACAAACAGCACAAATAGAAGAACAAGCTGGTATGTTAGAAGCATGGTCAGAATGTGACGTAAAGGTCGCAGAGTTGTCGGGCGATGTTAACGCCTTTAGATTATCTGAGGCTCAGGCCTTTATCGAAGCGATGAACCAAGAAATGGCCTCGACTTTATTTTACGGGAATAGTTCACTATCTCCTGAAGAGTTCACAGGTCTTTCGATTCGTTACTCAAGCCTTTCGGCGGCCAACGCGCAGAATATTGTTGCTGGCGGTGGAGTAGGGGCAGATAATACATCGATCTGGCTTGTAGTATGGGGAGAACATTCATTATGTGGCATCTATCCTAAAGGTTCAAAAGCTGGGCTTGAGCACCAAGACCTAGGTGAGCAAACTGTACAGGATACAGGAGCCAATGCTATCGCTGGTTCAAGAATCAGAGTTTATCAAGATAAATTTAATTGGGACTCAGGTATCGCGCTTAAAGATTGGCGTTATGCGGTTCGTATTCCTAACATTGATGTTTCAGCGCTAGTTGGAAAATCAAGTGCTGCGGATCTTATCGAGCTTATGATTAAGGCGATTCATAGAATCCCTAACCTTAATATGGGTAAAGCGTGTTTCTATATGAACAGATCAGTTATGCAAATGCTAGATATCCAACGTCGTGACGATGTTTTATCTGGCGGACAGCTTAACTATGAGAACGTGGACGGGAAAATCATTCCTCATTTTAGAGGTATTCCTCTTAAGAAATGTGATTCTATCCTTGAGACAGAAGCACTAGTATCTTAATTAAATTAAATGCCGTGGCGTAAAAACCACGGCAAACTAAACAGGAGTAAATTATGATTTTAGATAAAAACTTGCTTGTATCAGACGAGCAATCATTAACATCTACTGGAGCGGTTAGCACTGACTCTATCGATCTTGGTGCAGACGTAAATCTCGGACTAGGCGAGCAAATGGCCGCAGTAGTTATTTTAGATGTGGTAGCTACCGATGGCAACGGCAACGAAACCTATGTTGTAGAACTACAGACTGCTACTGACTCAGCCTTTACGGCAGCGGTTGGACTAGGGCAGCGGACAATCACTAGAGGCGACATTGCTGGTAGTAAGTACGTTTTAAACTTCCCTAATGATGACTCATGTCTTCGTTATGTAAGGTTGAATTACACGCTAGGCGGAACTAGCCCTACAGCGACAGTTACAGCTTTCGTAGGTAGAGCGAACATGATCCAAAATAACGTTGTTTACGCAGACGCTATTACAATTTCTTAACACTAAACTGGGCGGCGCGGAGTAAAGACTGCGCCGCCTTTATTAAACGAAGGGACTTAAAATGAAAGTTAAAGCTACACAATTAGGTTATTACAACAATAAAAGAGTACGGACTGATTCTGTCTTTATGATTAAAGGTGATGCCGACAGAAACAAAGAGGGCGAAATTACTAACCCAGCATTTTCCAAGATCTGGATGACTGAAATTAAGCCAGGGAAAAAGCAAGAAGTATATGAAGAGGAAGTAACTGAAGACTTTGGGGATGATCTCGAAAGTGAACCAGTAGGCGAATCAACCTCAGACCAAGAAGTTATTTAATTTCACAGGGTCGTTAATTCGGCCCTAGTTTTTGGAGCTTATAATGTACAATCAAAAATTTTCAAGCTATGAAGCCGTTGCTGCTGGCCAAACCGATGAAGTAATTGGGGCCGGGGATAAGGGTAATTATTTAGCGCGATTAATTATAACAGTAAGTACCGCTGCCACAGGAATAGTCTCCATTAAAGACGGTGCCGGATCTGCTATCCCTATTACTGTTACGAATACGCCTATTGGTGTTTATAGTATCGATATAGGTGCAACGTGCGTGACGAGTTGGAAAGTAACTACGGGAGCAGGGGCGTCAGTTCTAGCAGTAGGTCGATTCCAGCCATACGCATAACAGGAGTTATTTGTGGCCAGTAAGTTAGACATATATAATATGGCGATATCTAACCTAGGTATGGGCAAGGAAGTCGCTAGCGTAACGGACTCCAGTAGCGAACGCAAGGCCTGCGACAGGTTCTATGAGGAAGCTAAAAAGTCCACACTTAAGGCGATCAGTTGGCCATTCGCTACTGCATATTTTACATTAAATTTAATTGAAGAGAGCCCCGATAATGAATGGGGTTTCTCATATCGGTATCCAGTGGACTGTTTGAGTGTCCGCAGGGTCTTGTCTGGGAACAGGAACGACACTAAAGGGACGAGAGTCCCATATAAAATATTAAAAGATTCTGCTGGTAAGCTTATTTACACAGATAGAATAGATGCCGAGGTTGAGTACACTCAGAACTTGGATGATCCTAGTTACTTTAGCTCTGAGTTTGTGTTGGCCCTATCCTTTAGACTGGCCGGTTATATTGCTCCTAGAATTACTAGTGGAGATCCTTTTAAATTAAAGCAAGAGATGTTTGCTCAGTACCAAGCAGAAATAAGTTTGGCCAAAAAAGAAGCGCTAAACGAAGAGGTCCAAGAGGCCTCACCAGAATCAGAATCAATCACAATACGAGGTTAATATGCTCCACGATATGCAATTAAAAGAAGAAGAACGAAAAGAAATGAGCAATTGTATGGCCACGGGTGCGCCAGAATATCCTTATGGTCTGAGAATCGAAATATGTCCTAAGTCGTACAAGATGCTTGGGCTAACTGATCCACCTAAAGTTGGGCAAAAAATGATAATCGAAGCGGTGGTTGAAGTTAAAAGTATCTCAGACGAGAAGAAAAAGGGCGATGCTCCTGAATATGCAATGTCACTGCAAATTATTCAGATGGGGCTAGAGTCTCCAAAAGAAGAGACCAAGAGCACATCAGATATCATGTATGGTTCAAAGGAGTAACTAATGAAAGTTAAAGATTTAATCAAGCAATTGAACACAATCCATCCCGAAGCAGACGTCGTGCTATTTGATGGGGCTGAGGGGAAAGTATCTGTCGCAGGAATTTCAGTAAATGACAACGACGATGATGTTGCCACCGAAATAGCTATCTGTGACGCGGAAACGATACTGGCGTTTAGCTAATGACTACGATAACGCAACGTACATTTTCAAGTGGTGAGATTTCCCCTGCACTATATGCTCGGGTTGATATCACCAAATATGCTACAGGGTTAAGAACGTGCCGGAATACCATGGTTTTGCGCTATGGTGGTGCCGCCAATAGACCAGGTTCTACCTTCGTCGGAGAAGTTAGCGATTCGTCTAAGACCGTTAAGCTGGTAGACTTTATTTTCTCAGCAACACAAACCTATATATTAGAGTTTGGCGATCAATATATGAGAGTCATTAAAGATGGTTATCATGTAACTGAAACAGGCTTAAATATTTCCGCAATTACTCAAGCGAATCCTGGAGTAATAACTAGCGCTAGTCACGGGTATTCAAATGGCGACGAGGTTTATATTTCTGGCGTCACTGGGATGGTCGAGCTAAATAATAGAAATTTTAAAGTAAGCAACGTAAGCACTCACACGTTTGAGCTGCAAGATATGGAGTCAGTTAATTTCGACACGTCAGGACTGACAGCATACATAAGCGGTGGGCAGTTATA